CTCGTGCTAGCGATCTTCCTGATGCTGTTCTTCACGTTCCGCTAGCCCATCACGGTGGCCTAACCCCTGGCCTCACGGCGGGTCCGTCAAGCCCGCCACCCCGGAGCGAGAACTTGCCCAAAAGGGGGTTTTCCCTTTAGTTCTGGGCAAGTTCTAGCCTCCGCGAGAACTTGCCCAGAACCCCCTTTTGCCTTTAGTTCTGGGCAAGTTCTGCGGGCATTTTCCCCCTCCTCCGCCTCCGCGACGTCTCTCGCGTCGCCGACGGGGTCATTTTCCCGTTTGGCGATCGCCGACGGACTAGATCCCGGGATCTCCGTTGCTGCGGCAACCACCTCGAGGTGCTCCGCCGCAAACTCGAGTAGCTTCTCCGCCATGCCACGCCGCATCGCGGCCCTTGTGGCAGGGACGCTCATTCTGACTGCCGCTGTGAACAGCGGCGCCCCGGCGCAGCCACCCCACTGCAATCGGCACTGGCCGTGCTCGACGCCGACGCCGACCCCGACGGTCACGCCGACCCCGACGGCCACGGAGACCCCGACCCCGACCCCGACCCCGACGGCTACTCCGACGGCTACTCCGACTCCGACTCCGACTCCGACCCCGACGCCGGCGGCCGTCTACCACACGCAGGGCTCGAGCCTGCTGGACCCCTGCGGCCAGAAGGTCGTCGTGCGCGGCGTCGAGCAGATGTTCTGGCAGACCAACTGGCTCTCGCCGACGTTCGTGAGCGAGATCGCCAAGACCGGCGCCAACACCGTCCGCGTCCTGCCGGAGTACATCTCACCGACCCCGACCGGCGAGCCGCCCTTCACGCTGGCCCAGATCGAGGACCTGATCCAGCGCGGGATCGCCGGGCACATGCTCGTCGACATCGCCATCGACGGCCAGGAGGGCGGCACGGCCGCCACCAACACGCTGCTGCGCTCAGACGTCCAAGCGCTCCTGAAGCGCTACGAGGACCACATCGTCATCCACGCCAAGGGCGAGGGCTTCGAGGACACCGACGCCCAGTGGGCCGCCAACGCCAAGGACGCCATCGCCCGACTCCGCGCGGCCGGCTATGAGGCGCCGCTCTACATCCTGTCGCGCAACGGTGGGCGCAATATGCCAAAATAGCTCGCGCGCGGCCAGGAGCTCATCGACGCCGACCCGCTGCACAACCTCGTGCTCGGCTGGCAGAGCTACTGGGGCCAGAGCGGCTACTACCAGAACACGTACGGGATGAGCCTGCACGAGGCCTTCCAGGCCGTGCGCGACTCCGGGCTCCCGATCCAGGCCGGCATCGCCTTCGTCGGCGACTGGATCGACGGGCCGGTCGACTACTGGCCCTCGATCCACGACGCCCAGACCTACGGCATCGGCTGGCTGTGGTGGGACTGGCGCATGAGCGACGGCGACCTCACCCAAGACGGCATCTACGGCCACTGGAAGAACGACGGGCAGGCCATCGCCGTCACCGACCCCGACTCGATCCAGAACACGTCGGTGCGGACCACCTTCCAGCAGACGGGCGCCTGCTGAAGTAGCTTCTGCGTAATGGGCCTCGCTCTCATCCTCATCGGGTTGCTGCTGTGGCTGCTGGCGGGCTGGTTCGTCATCGGCATCATCTGCATCGTGTTCGGCGTCATCCTGCTGTTCGTGCCGCACACCTACGGCTACAGCGACTACCGCGGCCGCCGCGGCCCGCCCTAGGTGATGATCCGCCTGACGATCCACCACAACGAGAACGTGGGGATCGTCGTGCTGGTCGCGGTCCTCGCCATCGTCGCCGCCTACGTGTGGGTCAAGCTCGCCGAACTCGCTGCCAACGAGCAGCCTGCCTGACCGGTGCAAACAGCTGAGCGCCAGATCCTTGGCGGGCATGGAGCTCGCGTCAGCAAGTTCGCCAGCGAGTGGATCGTGCAGACCAAGGGCCGCTGGGCGGGGCGCTTCATGCACGTCGAGCCGTGGCAGCAGAAGCTGTTCGACGAGCTCTTCCTCGTCTACGACGACGGCGCCCGCGTCTACCAGGAGGCCCTGGTCGGGGTCGCCCGCAAGAACGGCAAGTCGACCATGGCCGCGGTCCTGGGCCTGCACGGACTGCTCGGCGCCGACCACCCCTCGCCCGAGGTCTATGCCGCCGCCGCCTCCCGCGACCAGGCCCGGATCGTCTTTGACCAGGCGGTCCAGTTCGTCAAGGCCTCGCCGCGCCTGTCGGACTGGCTGACGCCGACCCGCAACGTCATCACCTGCAAGGCCAACAACGGCATCTTCCGCGTCCTCTCCTCCGACGCCCCGCTGCAGTACGGCCTCAACCCCTACCTCGTCATCATCGACGAGTTGTGGGCGCACCCCTCGCCTGAGTTGTACTACGCGCTCACGACCGGCCAGCTGGCCCAGATCAGCCCGCTGATCGTCTCGATCACCACGGCCGGCTGGGACCGCGATTCGATCTGTTACCAGCTCTACCGCCACGGCCGCGAGGTCAAGGACGAGGGCGGGATCAGGGCCATGCGCAAGGAGGGCTTCCTCTTTGAATGGCATGAGGCCGCCCCTGAGCTGGATTGGCGCGACCCTGTCGCCTGGCAAGCCGCCAACCCCGCCAGCTGGATCCGCCTCGAGGACCTCGAGCGCGAGTCCAAGCGCCTCCCGGAGAGCGTTTTTAGACGCCTTCACCTCAATCAATGGACCGAAACCGAAGACGCCTGGATTCGGCCCTACGAGTGGGATGCGTGCCGCGGCAAGGTGGTCATCAACCCCGACGAGCCGATCATCGCCATGTGCCTCGACGTGGGGATCAAGCGCGACTCGGCCGCGATCGTCTGGGGCCAGTGGCACGACGACACCCTGCACGTCCGCTCGGAGATCATGCTGCCCGAGGAGGAGGGCGAGAACTTCGGCGTCTCCGATGTCCGCGCCCGCCTGGCGGGACGCGCCCGAGACCACTCGGCGGGGGTCCGCGAGATCGGCTATGACCCGTGGAGCTTCCGCGAGTCTGCAGAGATTCTGGCTGACGAGGGGCTCGCGATGGTCGAGTTCCCGCAGAACGCGGCCCGCATGGCGCCCGCCTCCGAGCAGCTTTATGAGCTCGTCGTGGGCCGCCGGCTGGTGCACGATGGCGACGCCCTGTTTCGCGAGCAGGTCCTCAACGCCGTCATCTCCCCGACTGAGCGCGGAGGGTGGAAGATCTCCAAGCGCAAGAGCAAGGAGCGCATCGACGCGGCGGTCGCCCTGGCGATGACAGCTGACCGAGCGGTTACGCTACGCAGCGTCAAGCCCCTCAATCGGAGCATCACCCTCTACTAGATGCCCGAGCCGCAGCTCTCCCCCGCCAAGTGGCTCCAGTTCATGCTCGGCAAGCTGGACGCCCAGGCCGAGGCGGTACGAGCCCCCACCGACTACTACAACGGTGTTCACAAGCTGGCCTTCGCCACGGCGAAGTTCCGGGAGGCCTTTGCGCGCTACTTCCCGCCGATGGCCAACAACTGGATGAAGCTGGTCGTCGACACGCCCGTTTCACGTTTGGCGGTCGAGGGCTTCCGCTTCGACCCCGACCCGACCAAGCCCGGCTGGGATCAGGACGCCGACTCTGACGCGCGCTCGATCTGGCAGGCCAACAACCTCGACGCCGGCTCGCAGATCGCCCACACCGAGGCGATCAAGTGCGGTGTCTGCAACGTCCTCGTCACGCCGCCTGCCAACGGCGAGGAGCCGCTGATCACGATCGAGCACCCGTCGCAGTCCTACGTGTTCTGCGACTACGCCAACCGCCACAAGCGCCTCGCCGCCATCAAGCGCTGGATCGACGAGGTCGACCGCTACGCCTACGCCTACCTGTTTTTGCCCGACGTCGTCTACCGCTATCGCTCGACCAAGGAGGTCGCGGTCGGCCAGACGCTCGCCGACATGCAGTGGGTGGCCTCGACGGTCGCCGATGACCCGGTCACCAACAACACGATCGGCGTCGTCCCGATGGTGCCGCTGGAGAACGCCCCCGACCTGCTCTACGGCGGGCGCTCAGACCTCGAGGTGGCCATGCCGATCCAGGACATGGTCAACAAGCTGTGCTTGGACATGATGCTCTCGAGCGAGTACCACGCCTACCCGCAGCGCTGGGCGGCGGGCTGGGAGGCCGTATACGACTCCTCGGGCAACGCGGTGCCCGGTGAGCAGGTCGAGCTGAAGGTCGGCCAGTCGCGCCTCGTGCGGGCCAACTCGCCCGACACCAAGTTCGGCACCTTCGAGGTCGGCGAGGTCGACAACTACATCAAGCCGATCGAGATGTACGTCGACCACCTCGCGGCCGTCACCCAGACCCCGGCCTACTACCTCAAGGGCAAGATGGCCAACCTCTCGGCCGAAGCCCTCCACGCTGCCGACGCCGGCCTGATCGACCGCTGCCAGCACAAGATCCTGTCCTTCGGCGATGGCTGGGAGGACGTCATGCGCGTCGCCTTCCTCGCCAAGGGCGACACCACGCGCGGCAAGGCCAAGGCCGTCGAGAGCCTGTGGCGCAACCCCGAGGTCATCTCGCTCGCCCAGACCGTCGACGCCGCCGTGAAGATGCGGATGAGCCTGTCGACGCCGATCGAGTTCGCCTGGGAGATGCTGGGCTGGAGCCAGCAGAAGATCGTGCAGGCCAAGGCGATGATGAACCTGCCCGACAGCCCCGCCGAGGCCGCCCGTCGAGCTGCCGCAGGTGGAGCCCCGGTGGTCGGGCGCAACGATCTCGCCACCTCACAGGGCGGGGTCGTGTTGCCTTCGTCCGTTCAGCGCAGTAGCGTCCCTGAGCAGCGATGACCGAGACGGCCACGCAACCCCCCGAGGGCCAGGAGCCCTCACCCGAGGGCCAGGCGCCCAACTCCCCCGAGGGCCAGCAGCCCCCGGCGACTCCCCCACCCTGGGGCGATGACTTCCAGCCCGAGCGGGCATGGAACACGATCCAGGAGCTCCGCAACGAGGTCAAGCAGGCCCAGCTCGAGAAGCGCACTCGCGAGCGCGAGGGCATGTCTGAGATGGAGCGGCTGAAGGCCGAGAACGAAGACCTCGCCAAGGAGCTAAGGACGCAGCGTGTCGAAACGCTGCGCTCACAGGTGCTGGTCTCCCGCGGACTGCCGGCCAATGCGGCCAGCTTCCTGCACGGAGACACGCTGGAGGAGTTGGAGCGCAATGCGGACGCCCTGAAGGCGATGATCGGCAGCAGCCAGCCCCAGCCGGCAGGCCAGCCCGACTTCGGAGCCGGAGCGCGCCCCAACGGTGGCACCGACCCCGGCGACAACTTCTCAGCGACGTTGCGCCGCGCGGCTGGCTTCCCCCGCTAGGCCCCAATAGCCCCCGGGAGGGGAGATATGCCGTACAACACTCTGATCCAGCGCGCTGACGTTGCGACGCGGATCCCCAGCCGAATCAGCAACCAGATGCTGACTTCGCTGTCGGATACCTCCGCGGCGCTCAACCTCAGTACGCGCATCCAGCTCCCCGCCGGTGCCACGACCTTCCCGGTGCTGTCGGCGCTGCCGACCGCCTACTGGGTCACGGGCGACACGGGGATGAAGCAGACCACGACCGCCGCGTGGAGCTCCAAGACCATCACCGTCGACGAGCTCGCCGTCATCGTGCCGGTGCCGGAGGTCGTGCTTGAGGACACCGACTTCGACATCTGGGCCGAGCTTCGGCCGCTGATGGAGACGGCGATCTCACGCGCCATCGACCAGGCCGTGTTCCTCGGCGTCAACAAGCCGGCGGGACAGCCGGTCGACATCTCCACGGCAGCCAACGCGGCCGGCAACTCGGTCGTCCGAGGCACCGCTGTCGCAGCTGATGGCGGCATCGCCAAGGACATCTCCGACCTGATCGTCAAGCTCGAGGACGACGGCTACGTCCCGACGGGCGGCATCGCCCGCACCGGCCTGCGCGGCATGATCCGTGGCCTCGGTGCGGCCCAGACCCAGGCCGTCTCAGCGGCGCTGGGCTCCCAGCTGACCACCGCGGACTGGTACGGCGTCAACATCAGCTACCCGATGCGTGGCCTGTGGCCGACAGCGGTCTCGACCGTCGAGGCCATCATCGGCGACTTCGACCAGCTCGTCGTCGGCATCCGCCATGACTTCGACTACAAGCTGATCACCGAAGGCGTGATCACGGACAACGGCACGCCGCCCGTGATCCAGTTCAACCTGCCGCAGCAGGACATGGTGGCGCTGCGTGTCACCTTCCGGCTCGGCTGGCAGATCGCCAACCCGATCAACTTCGATCAGCCCACGGAGGCCAACCGCTTCCCGTTCGGCCGGCTCATCAAGCCGTCGGTCTGATGCGCATCGTCGTTCCCGCCCTGTCTCGCGACAACGTCGCGGTCCGCTGTCTGCGGGCCGAGAACCTCGAGCCCGAGGTCCGGGTGCTCGAGGGCGACTGCGCCTATGCGGAGTTGCTGGCAGAGCTGTGGCGGGACGGCGAGTCGTTCGTCATCGTGGAGGACGACATCGCACCGTGGCCGGGTGCGATCGAGTCCGTCCGCGACTGCCGCCACCACTGGTGCGGCTTCCACTATCCGCTCCCGGGCCGCTGGGATGTCAACGAGGATCAGGGCGACCATGCCCTGCTCGGCTCCAACGGCTGCTTCAAGGTGACGGCCGAGGTCATGTCGGCGGCACCCAAGCTCTATGAGCGCTGGGTGACGCACGAGTGGAAGATGCTCGACGTCGCCGTGACGGCCGCCCTGCGGCACGTCTTCGGCCTCGACGGCGCGCCGTTCGAGGCCACCTTCCACGTCCACAACCCGCCCGTGGCCCACGCCATGCACTACCGACCGGAGGCGCACTATGCCCGAATCCGCGAAGCCCAAGCAGTCTGAGTCCAGGCCCCAGCAGAGCGAGCAGCAGCCCGCTGATACCGAGCAGCAGCAGGGCGAGCAGCAGGAGTCCGACGACAACTGGGACCCGGAGAAGGTCCAGGAGCGCGGCTGGTTCGGCGAGCGACCGGAGGCGTTCGACGACAAGGAGTTCGCGCTCGAGACCGGCCCCAACTCGCCCGGCGAGCGCGACCTCGTAGAGCCTGACGACTACGACTCCTCAAAGACGGTTCTGGACAAGTAGCCATGACCTGGTGGCCCGGTGAGCAGGAGCGGTTTGAGCGGTTCCTCGCGGATCGTGTGTCCCGCTTCGCCCACCGGGCCGTCGTGCTCGAGTCGCTGTCGGCCACCGACATCGCGCTCTATCAGGACCTGTTCCGCCAGTACGAGGCGTTGCTGCTCAAGAACGTCTACGAGGACGAGGCCGAGTTCGCCGACACCGTGCCGTGGACCAACCAGAACGTCTGGTGATGGCCAGCTTCGACGAAATCACTCCGACGCAGCAGATGGTGGCCGACCTCGTGCGGACCCGCCTCGTGACTGAGGGCGGCTACGCGGCGGACACCTTCACGCCCGACACCTACCCGACCGACACCCAGGCGCAGCGGCTGATCGACCAGGCCGCCAACGCGATCTGGACCCAGCTACCCGGCTCGGTGGCCGAACCGTGGGCGGCGGCCGGCCAGCACCTCTCCGCGCTCTACGCGGCCATCCTCATCGAGGGCTCCTTCTATCGCGAGCAGCTCACCGACGACCAGGTCCAGCTCTACCGCGACCTGCTCATGCAGGGCATCCGCGGGCTGGGCTCTGCCATGGGCGAGAGCGAGGAGGTCGCGCACCGGGCCGTCGACACCGTGATGCAGCGCTCCGTGATGACGATCCCGCCGTGGGAGCTGTGGCTGCTCGACGTGCCCGTCGTACCGCCCCCCGACCCCGCTCCCGCCCCATGAGCGGCCCTCTGTTTACGACGCCCAAGCCTCCGGGCGTTGTCGCGCCGATCGCCGACAAGCCGTTCATCCATCAGGTCACGGTCGACCGGGCGGTGGTCTCCTTCCTGCAGCGCTGGCTGAACACCTACCTGTCTGAGGCCGAACGTCGCGAGGGCAAGCCCGTGCGCTGGATGGCCCGCCCGACCGTCTACACCACCACCTACGAGGAGGACGATCAGGACTTCTACTCCGACGCGCGGATGCCGACCGTGATCGTCACATCCGCAGAGGCCCTGGACTGGCAGCGCGACGGCGACAACTTCTGGTCGGCCACCTACCGCACGGCCATCTCGGTCGTCTCACGCGGCCGCTCGATGGTGGAGGCGCGCCTGCAGAGCTCGCTCTACATCGCGGCGGTGACGATGATGCTGCTCGACCGCCCCAGCCTCGAGGGCTTCGCCGGCGGCATCGAGGTCGTCTCTGAGCGCCCCCGGGCGATCGACGACCCCACCAACCGCTCGCGCGCCCTCTCGGCGGGCATGGGCGTGTATGACATCTGGGTGCCGTGGATCCGCCGTGGCACGGACTCGCCGTTCCTCAACCCGGACCCCGACCTTCCGCCCGACCCCCCGGTCGATCCCGACCAGCCCTGGCCCGACGTGCCGACCTCAGACGAGGTCATTGTGGACTTCGCCGGGCACACACCCCCGTCCGTGGAGGATGAGTAGTGCCCACCTACGGCAGCCCGACCCTGGGCGTCAGCGTCACCACACGCACTGCGCCGCCCACCAGCGGCGTCCCCACCGCCACGGACACCTGGTTCGTCGCCGCCTACACGGACGTTGGTCCGACCGGCGTCCCGACCGTGGTCCGAGACCTCGCTGACTTCGAGGCGCAGTTCGGCATCCGCACCGCCCAGAACATCATGCTCTGGGACGCCATGGACGTCTACTTCCGCGAGGGCGGCAAGCGGGCGGTCGTCTGTCGCGGCGCCGTGTCGGGCCTGCAGGCGGCGCTCGACCTCATCCCGGCCACGATGGGCCCCGGCCAGGTCAGCGCGGTCAACTACGTCTGGGACGCCACCGGGGCGACCCTGACGGCGCTGCTCAACCACGCGGTGGGCAACAACCGCGTGGCGATCGCCGACACCGCCGACATCAGCGACGTCACCGCCCTGAAGACCTACGGCAACCTCGTCCAGGACGAGACAGTCGGCTCAGGCGGCATCTTCGCCCCCTACGTGCTGGTCCCGGCCCCCGCGGGCGTGGTGGCGGGCACCGCCCGCAGGCTGCCGCCCTCGGCGGCGATCGCTGCCCTGTGCGCCCGCGTCGATGAGACCGGCAACCCCAACCAGGCGGCGGCCGGCCGCTGGCTGCCCTACCAGTACGTCAACGACCTCGCCTACGACTTCTTGGCCGCCGACCGCATCCAGATGCTGGACGCGGGTGTCAACACGTCGGCCGAGGTCTACGGCGTGCTGGAGAACTACGGCTTCCAGTCGCTGGTCCCGCAGTCGGCCGACAACCCCTACTGGCAGCTGAACTGCTCACGCACCCGGATGGCGCTGGTGGCGGAGTCCCAGGCGATCGGCGAGAACTACATGTTCCGCCCCATCGACGGCCAGGGCCGGCTCGCCAACGCGCTGAAGAACCAGCTCGAAGGGATGCTGCTGGGCTACTTCCAGGCGGGGGCGCTGTACGGGGCCTCGCCCGAGGATGCCTTCCGCGTCGAGGTCGGCGCGACAGTCAACACGCCGAATTCGATCGCTCAGGGCCAGCTCAAGGCGGTCGCCGACGTGTGCCTCACCCTGCACGCCAAGGCCGTGCAGATCTCGCTGGTCACGGTGCCCGTCGGCGGCAATGTCTAGGTGAAGGAGAGTCATGGCGTATTACATCCGAGCCGATATGGCGGACATCCGGGTCAAGCTGGATGGCCGCCCCGTGGGCGGAATGTGGGCGACCCTCGAAGGCGGTGGCCTCGAGGCCGACGACCAGAAGACCCGGCCGGGCGGGATGACACGCCAGGTCGCGATCGGCGGACCGACCAGCCGCAACGACATCACGGTCACCACGCAGTTCACGGACGCTATCGCGGGCCTCGCGAAGACCTTCGAGGGCCGCTCAGGCCGCGGCACGCTGGAAGTGTCGGTGACCTACCTGAACATCAACGGCAGCGCTGACACGGGCTTCTCGTTCACCCGCAAGGGGATCGTCAAGTCGGTGCAGATCCCCAACGTCGACGTCAACACCGGCGACGTGGCCTTCCTCGAGGTCGTCGGGTCGATGGACGAGCTGGCGACCTAGGAGCAAGCCACACACGCACGCGCATAGGTGTCTCAACGGCGAGACACACCAAGTCAAGGCCCGCGAGGGCAAGCGAGGTGAAGGATGGAGTCCAACGGAGCAGGGTCGCTGCAGGCGAGAGCGCAGGCGCGGCGCGAGGTGCTGCTGGACCGGCAGACGACGCGCCTGGAGGTGCCTGGCTATGAGGGCATCCTCGAGGTCGAGTACCGGGCCATGACCTACGCCGAGGGGCGCAAGATCAATGCCCGCCATGAGCGCCAGCGCGACGAGGCGACCCGGGAGATCTACACGGCCGCCGACCAGCTGATCGCTGCGTCGGTCAATGCCTACGAGATTACGCCCGAGGGCGCCAAGGAGCTCAACGTCGGTTGGGGGCCGGCCCTGGCCAAGATGCTCGGCATCGACGTCGAGGGCCTGACGGTGCGCCAGGCGGTGCTGGCCTGCTTCACCCGCGACACCTTCCTGACCCGCCACTGGGCCGAGTACGTCGAGTGGCTGTCCAGCGCCGAGGCCGACGTCGACGAGGAGCAAGCGGCGGATTTTTCTCCGACGACCTGATCGTGCTCGCGCATAACGCCACCATCTGCGGCATCCCCATCGACCCGGTCGTGCTCTACACGACCGAGGACCGGCCCATGCTGATCTGGCTGTCGGCGCTGGTGGACCGGGTTCGCCGCACCCAAGAGGAGGCAGCGAAGTAATGCCCTTCACGGGCGACGGCACCCCGCTGATCTCCTTCGCGGTCGAGCGTGGTGGCGATGCGCGCTTTGAGGGGACACGCACGATCCGTGTCCGCAAGGGCGCCCGCACGATCAAGAAGATCGCGGCCAACCGCGGGCACCCTGAGCTGGCACCGAAGATCAAGCAGATGAACCACGTCCGCTCGGCCTACAAGAAGCTGAAGATCGGGCGGGCGCTGAAGGTTCCCGACAAGCTCTCGGCGGAGTTCTTCTTCCACGTCCGCGCCGGCGACACGGCGCCGACGATCATCCAGGGCTATGCCCAGATCGACACCGTCAATCGCTCGGAGCGCTCAGCGCTGTCGGTGTTCTCGGGCTTCAACCCGATCGTCATGCAGATCCCGATCCGCTTCGAGGGCGTCGACCGCGACCACCGCTATGGCTTTCAGATGAGCGATGGCTCGGGCGTGGAGAACGACATCGCTGAGTTGGAGCGGATGGCCGGCCGCGGCAACTTCCCGGGCGCCGCGGTGGGGCCGAGCTCGATCATCCGCGTGTCGACCACCGGCACCAACGGCAACCCGATCCCGCTGATCCCGCTCAACTACCAGTGGACGAAGAACAACCCGAACGCCCCGGTGTGGTGGATCAGCGACATCGAGTGGGACGCCGACCCGATCCGCAACCCCCACACGGGCGAGCGCGTGCGCCAGCTCTGCGTGGTTGAGTTGACGCAGTACGTCCGTCCGGTCACGGCAGGCAGCGTGGTCACCCGCCGCAAGCACCGCAACCCCAAGAAGGTCTGATGGCGAGCGCCAGCCGAACCGCCCGCAGCCACCGCGACAAGCGCAAGATCGACGACGTCGACAGCGAGTTCGCGCTGTCGAGCTTCGAGTACGGCGCCATCGCCCAGCAGATCCGCCAGGAGCGGGTCGACGGCAACAAGAAGGCCCCCAAGGTCGAGCGCCTCACCGACGCCATCCTCAGCGTGAGCGTGATGGACACCGTGGAGGGGTCGAGCACGCTGGAGATCACCGTCGCCGACCCCGAGTTCGAGCTGTATGAGTTCTTCGATATCGACCGCGACGGCAAGCTGGACAAGATCGAGATCCAGTACCCGCCGCGCTCGGCCAACTGGTGGCGCCTGACCCAGCTGGGCCTCTCGACCCAGGCGGGCCAGGCGCTCGAGTTGACGCTGACCTTCATGGAGCGCCCGGTCGTCCTGCTCCTGCACAAGAAGGGGCCCAAGAAGACCCGGCGCGGCAAGACGACCCGGGCCGAGTTCCTACGCAGCCTCGTCCAGGACGTCAAGGAGCACCCGCTGAAGTTCAAGTCCGACGAGCTGCACGTCAAGCAGGACATCGCCGGCACCCAGAAGGTTGATCCCAAGGACCGCCACGACAACAAGGGGCAGGGCCTGCACAAGGGCGACGACGTCACCGTCAAGGGCATCAAGGCGAACCCGACCCAGATCGGGCAGGCCGAGCGGGCCCTCGACGTCGCCAAGCGCCTGCACGCCCCCCACGACGCCGCGGTGGCGCTGATGATGACGGCGATCGGCGAGTCCAACATGGGCGCCTTGATGACCAACCAGGGAGGGTCGAAGTACAGCGGCATGTTCGCGGCCGACCCGGCCAACGTCCCGCCCAGCGACACCGAGATGATGGCCAAGTATTGCCTGATCGGCGGCAAGGGCTTCAACGCTCCCGAGGGCGGGCTGATCGGCGGCGTCAAGGCGATGCACAAGGAGAAGACGGACTCGTATCGCTCGCTCGGCCACCTCTGCTACGTCAACCAGGGCAACCGCTCCAACTTCGGCTCCGACAAGGCAGCGGAGGACTTCTTCGGCGAGCACGAGTCCGAGGCCGAGGCGTGGGTGGCCGCCTACGGCGACGGCTTCGGGGGCGGCAGCACCTACTACCGGGCGCAATACAACTTCCAGATCGGCACGCCCGAGCATCCCAAGGAGCGCTACTGGGACGGGATGAAGGAGCTCGCCAACGAGGTCCGCTGGCGCCTGTTCGTCGATGGGCGGACCGTCTTCTTCGACTCCGACATGACGCTGATCCGGCAGAAGCCGGCCGCGGTCATCTACCGCCACGACCCCGCGCTGATCGGCTTCGATGCCAACTGGGACGGCGAGCGCCACATGGCCACCGAGATGACGATGGAGTTGATCTGCGAGCCGTTCCAGTTCCGCGCCGGCCAGGTCTTCAAGCTGATCGGCTTCGGCCCGCTCTCGACCGGCTCCACGGCCCGCCCCAAGGGCCTGCCCGGGCGCTGGCTGATCTGGGAGATCAACCGCCAGAGCGGCTCCTACAGCTCGACCTTCACGCTGCGCCAGCCCGAGCGCGAGAAGCTCGAGCCCGCCACCGAGATCCGTGAGCGCGAGCGCCAGCCCAACGCCGGCGGCAGGCTGAAGGACATCGACAGCGGGATGACGCCGAAGGAGATCATCGACGAGTTCGTGCTGCCGATCGGCCGCAAGCACAACGCGTTTGCCTCGGGCGGCGGCACGCTCAACGCCGCCAACGTCAAGGCCGCCAACGACAGCCACGGAGCAACCTCCAGCGGCGGGCGCTCCGATCACCAGGGTCCGGCGAGTCAGGCGTGGGCCGCCGACATGGCCTTCCACGGGGCGATCGACTCCAAGGACGGCGACGGCCTCGCCGACGAGCTGGCCCGCCTGTTCGGCATGAACGTGCACCACAACCACGTCTATGACTTCGGCACCGACGACAAGACCAAGGACGGCCTGCGCTACCAGCTGGGCTGGAAGGTCACGGGCCACCACGACCACGTGCACTTCGGCGTCAAGGTCGTCGACCTGACCAAGCGCGCCGCCTCGCCCGAGGACTTCTACGGCAAGTCCGACTGGAGCTCCAGCGACGCTATCCGCTCCGGCCCACTCGGCTACTGACCATGCCCGACCTCTCCCAACTCCTCAACCAGCCCACCGCCCCGACCGGCGCCCGTGGCCAGACCGCGCTGCGGGGCGTCATCCGCAAGGCGCCGGCCACCGACACCGACACGATCGAGGTGATCGCGCAGGGCTACACCGCGCAGGCCTCCTACCAGGTCCCGCCTGGCCACTGGACGCCTCGAGGCGCCAGCCTGCCCAAGCTCAACGCCGCCTGCCTGATCATGTTCGACGAGGCTGGCGATGCCTACCTGGCCTCCTACGACGGACCCAACTCCTTCGGCAGCGGCGGCGGTGGCACGACGCTCACCGGCAACTGGAACTGGACGACCGCGACCACCGCCCCGGCTGCTCGTGCGGTCGGCATCAACACGACGGCCTGGGCGACGGCGACGCAGGTCAACATCTCTGAGACCAACGCTGCCGGTAACGACGTGACCAACGTGCTCGCAGCGCTGGAGCCCGGCGATCGCATCTATGTCCAGGACTCGAGTGACGCCACCAAGTGGGGCCGCTTCCAGCTGACTGCGCCCGGCACCGACCAGGGGACATGGCGCTCCTACCCGGTCACCTACGTCGATGGTGCGGGAACCCCGCCCGCGAACAACCGGGACACGGCCGTCGTGTTCTCGACGCCCGGTGCACCCGGCCCCCAGGGGCCTGCTGGCCCGACCGGCCCGCAGGGCCCGCAAGGCGTCAAGGGTGACCCCGGGGCTCAGGGCACCCAGGGCGTGCCCGGAGCGGCGGGTTCTCAGGGGCCCCAGGGCATCCAGGGCCCACAGGGTCCGCAGGGCTACAGCCTGACCATGAAGGGGCAGGTCGCGACTCCCGGCGACCTCCCGACCGGAGCCAATCCGGCCGTCCCTGCGCCCACGTCACTCGGTGTGAACAGCTCGGTGGTCGGCGTCGACAATGTCGTCTTGACCACCACGGCGGCGGTTGCCATCGGCGACACCATCCTCGTCGCGGTTGCGGTCAAGACCACAAGCCGCACGCTGACGAGCGTCACCGACTCGGCAGGCAACACGTACACCGTCGACGCAAACGCGACCGGCACGGTTGCGAACGCCTACACGGCACGAGCGGTGGCCACGACCGCATTGGCGAGCGGCGGGACGATCACCGCCACGTTCAGCGGCACGACAGCCTCGGCGAAGAACATCGCGGCGGCCAAGGTCACGACGCCGCTCGCAGTCGATGTGGCCGCCGTCAACGCCACTGGCACCACCAACGCCTACGCCACGGCCGCGCTGACCACCACCGTCGTCAACCGGATGCTGTGGGGCGTCTCTGTCCTCTCCGGTTCAAGCGCGTCGACACCGACTGGCGCGGTGCAAGAGCTGCACGACAACCCGGCCAACAGCTTCAACGTCGTCACCGGGTATCAGACGCTGCCCACGGCGGGCGCGGCCACGTTCGCCGGAACATGGGCGAGCGGCGCTACCGGTTGGGTGGCCCTGTCGCTGGTCTATCGCTCGACCGCGGCTGGCACGGGCAACGTCCAGGGCGACGCCTACATCGTCCAGTCCGACGACTCGCTCCGGGTCTGGGACGGCACCGCCTGGGTGTCGGGCGGCTCGATTCAGGGGCCGGCTGGGCCGCAGGGACCAGCGGGATCGGGAACGACGGAGGTCAACGTCTCCGCAGCCGGGCCGTCACCGCGTGCCGGGGAGCTGCTGTGGGTCGACACCGACGACTCGACCGTCATTGCCGGTGCCGTCGAGTACGCCTACCGCAGCGGCGGCTGGGGCAGCGGCCAGGCGTTTGGCGTGGGGACGTGGATCACGATGAAGCCGTCCGGGACGCCGCAGATTGCGCCCGCTGGCGCCTTCACCGAGAACGCGGACGGCTCCGTCACCGTCCGTGATGCGGGCTGGTACACCATCGCGGGTCAGGTCCTGTTCAACGCGCTCGCCTCGAGCGTTTGGGTGACCCTCGGCGTAGCCCCTACCGCGCAGGGCTTCATCGGCGAGTCGCAGGGGATGGGGCAGGCCGGGGTGACCACGATCCTCAACGTGTCGGGCACTGCGCTGCTCGCGGCGGGGCAAACGATCTACATGACGGCACGGATGAGCGCGAGTGGTGCGACCGGCACCCATCGCGGCCTGACCGTCACTCGTGTCGGGGCTGGGCCCAAAGGCGACCCGGGCACCACCGAGTACGCCCACATGGTCGGCTGGGGTACGGCAGGCACCACGCAGCCGGCCGCGACCTGGGTCAACCAGGTCGGCACCGTCGCCAGCAGCGTTCCGACCGGGGCGTTCACGCAGCAGGGGGACGGCGGTGTCCTGATCCGCGATGCGGGCTACTACGCCTTCCAGGCGCAGGTCCTGTTCAGCAACGTCTCGACACCGCACCGCGTGTCGATCGGCACCAACGCGGCGGCCGAGAACTACCTGGCGTCGGTGTGGGCCACGTCCTCGGCCGCGGACATCGTGAACGTGTCGGGCTCGGGGTATCTCGCCGCTGGCTCGGTTCTGTACTGCACGGCCTTGATGACCCTGGCCGGGACGAGCCAGTGTCGTGGCTTCTCGATCACACGCGTCGGCGCAGGTCCGCAAGGACCGATGGGGGCCACGGGGCCGACCGGCCCGCCAGCGACCGCTATGGACTTCGGCGTGGCGACCCTGACGACGTCCGCTGCCGTTAGCGGTTCGACGGCGGTCACGCACAACCTCGGTGTCGTCCCACGCTTCGTCGGCTTGACGCCGGTCTCCAACGGTGTCATCAGCGCCAACTTCACGTCCCTCACCTCGAGCGGCTTCACGATCAGCTTCACCTACGTGGACGGGACCTCACGCAGCGTGTCGAACTCGTGCTACTGGATGGCGGTCGCCTGATGCCCGCGCTCAAGTACTGGGACGGCAGCGCCTGGCAGTACGTGCTCCCCGGCGGCGGCGCTGCTGCGGTCGGGACGCTGCCCGCTTCGCCGTATGACGGCCAGGAGGTCTACTACTACATCTCGGGCAAAGATTCGTTGTGGCACCTGCGCTACAACGCGGGCTTCGGCGACGCCTACAAGTGGCAGTTCGTTGGCGGCGCTCCGCTCGAAGGCGAGTACAACGCCGCCGTGTCGACGGCAATCGGGGCAGTAGCTTGGCTCGACCTGACGGCCGGGAACTTGCCGCAGACGGCTCCGCTCGCGGGCATCTACGACATGCACTACGGGGCCAACGCCTACCAGACCACGGACGCGACGTTGCGAGCCGTGAACGTCGGCCTGGCCTGGACCGGCTCCACTGACCCCGCCACCGACAACGCTTACGCGGGGGTGCCGAGCGTCAACGGCGTCTCAGGTTCGACGGCGATCCTGCTCAGGAGGACGCTGGCTGCCGGGGCGGTCGTCAAGGACCAGGTGCAGCGCCACGCGAGCCAGGCTTCGACGGTTCGGATGCGGTGGCTGCAGCTCACACCGGTGAGGGTCGGCTGATGGCGACCCCCACCCTCCCGCACTTCGCCTTCCCGTTCCGACGCAGCAACGGTCGGGTGGCGGTGGTCGAGCAGCGCTCGCCCGAGCACATCACCGGCCAGGAGTTCGCCGTGGTCGTGACGCCGATGGGCTTCCGTGACGAGCGGCCCGACTTCGGCTGGGAGTGGCCGGAGTTCGTCAACGTGCCCGTCGACCTCTCGGGCCTGCGCGACGCCTTCCAGCGGCTCGTGCCCGACTCCGATGCGGACATCACCGAATGGGCCGATGAGGCCGACGCCGCCATCCGCCACATCGACGTCGTGCAGGTGCTGTCCGGCGAGGGCGTGGCCTTCTCCTCGCAGGCGTCCAGCGGCTTCGGCGGGGCCACACCATCACCTGGAGGAGGGGAGAGCTAAGTGCCCTACATCGTCGTGCCATTCATCCTTGATGCGGACGCGCTGGCCGACGAGGCGCTTGACCGCCTCGCCGATGCCTGGGAGGACTGGGAGGGGCAGGACGGCGACCTCGAGGTCATCCAGATCGAGTCGCTGGCCGCGATGGCAGCCGACGTCGCCGAGGCCGCCTCGATCGTGCCCGATGCCATCTTCCGCAACTACGGGATCTCGCTCGTCGGCGTTCCCTACGACCCGGGCCAGGCGGCGATCGGCAGCGCTGTCTTCACCGCTCTGGACAACGCCGGCTACTCGACCTCTACGCCGGTCGAGCTCGACCTCGACGGCGTGGCCTTCACGACCGACGACCCCGTGGTCATCGCGCCGGGCACCACGTCGGCCACCGCCACCATCACCGCCAACGAGATCGGCATCGACGGCAACGACCAGTGGGGCTTCGCCGACCCGATGACCCCCCTGCCGTGGATCGCCTCGATCGAGGTGCAGACCCCGACGTCGGGCGGCTCAGACTCCGAGAGCGACGCCGCCTACATGGACCGCCTCGCCGACCGTCTGCAGCTGCAGACCACCACGCTGGTCACCGGCCACGACTTCGAGTTGATGGCGCTCCAGGTCCCGGGCGTGGGGCGAGCGACCGCGATGGTCAACCAGGCGCGCCAGGTGACGGTGGCGCTGACCGACGAGGCGGGCGAGGCCATCACGGGCGGCACGGGCCCGGGCAGCATCAAGGGCACGGTGCTGGACCTGTTCGACGACTACCGCCAGGTCAACACGACCTACAGCGTGATCGACCCGACCTATACGACGATCAACGTCACCGCCACCGTGGTGTCGCTGCCCGACTACGAGCCGGCCGCAATCGACACCGCCTGCGAGGGCGCCATCGCCGACTGGCTCTCGCCGCTGAACTGGGGCCGGCCGCGCGGGGTCGAGGGGCCGACCGATGACTGGCTCAACGACACCGTGGTGCGCTATTCCGAGTTGCTGCGCGTGCTCGCCCAGCCCGGGGTCCGCTACGTGCAGTCGGCGACCCTCAACGGCGGCACCGCCGACATCAACCTGACCGGCACCGCACCGCTGACGCGGCCCGGCACGATCAACGTGACCGTGACATGACGCCGGTCCCGGTCAGCGTGGTCGGCGAACTGCTCGTCGAGGCCTGGGCGCCGTACCTGACCCCGGACCTCGCCGACTACGCCAACGCCATCGGCTGGATGTTCAACGACGTCGAGGAGCTGGTGAACTTCCTCGGCGAGGAGGACGGCTGGGGACCGCTGTTCGATCCGACCCGCTGCCCGGCTCGAGCCCTCCCCCACCTCGGCATGTACGTGGGCGAGCGTCTGCCGGTCGGCTTGACCGAGGCGATGCAGCGCGAGTGGGTGGCTGACCACCCCAACCAGCAGCGCGGCACGTTCTACTCGATCATCCGCGCCACCCAGCGCTCGCTGACCGGCGCCCGCGCGGTGATGATCGTGGAGCGCTCGGGCGCCGGGCAGACCCACCCCGAGGACTACCTGCAGATCCGCACCTACGCTGCCCAGACGCCACACCCCGAGCAGGTGCTGGCCGACATCTACTCGGTTCTCCCCGCCGACATCCAGCTCGACTACTCCACCGCCACCAGCCAGACGTGGGCGGCGCTCAAGGCGGCCAAGCCGCTCTGGAACGACGTCAAGGCCGCCTACGCGACGTGGGCTGAGGTCCAGTCCTCGACGCCGGGGATCATCGTGTGGGACCGCCCGCAACCGATCCCATCGTGAGCGCCGCCATCCAGGAGGTCCGCGACGGCTTCAACCGTGTTCGGGGCGGGCTGTTCTCGGCCATCGAGGCGGCCGACCTGCCGCTCAAGCAGGAGAACGCCCTGAAGGGCTTGATCCGTCAACTCACCTACGACGCGCAGAGCAACGTGGAAGGCGCTCTGCGGGGGAGCCATAGATGACCATCCAGAACACCCCCATCTACGCGCTGCCCTACCCGCAGGGCGGCGACCCGGCCGACGCACCATCCCAGCTGCAGGCGCTGGCCAACCGGATCGAGACGGTGCTCTCGCCGGTCGACACCCAGAGCAAGGCCAAGGACACGACGATCGGCCTGCTCTCTGCCCGCCCCGCGTTCGGGACGGCCGGCCGCCGCTACTTCGCCACCGACGTCGTGGCCGACTACGTCGACACCGGCACGGCCTGGCTGCGCACGAGCATCGCGGCAGGGGTCACGGCGGCGATCCTGACGGCCGGCGCCCCCACGGGCTGGCGTAGCTGTGATGGCGCGACGATCACCAACACGGGCGTGACCGCCGACCTCTACACGGCGATCGGCGCCACCCTGCCCGACCTGCGGGGGCGCACGGTCGTCGGCATCGCCGCCGTCAACGTCCCCGCCAGCGGTGACCCGGTGCGCACGGTCAAGGCCAAGGGCGGCGTCACCGCGGTCACGCTGACCGCCGCCCAGTCCGGGGCGCCGGCGCATTCGCACGCCATCTATCCCGACATCTACGGCTCGATGCTCAACACGCCCGGCAACCCGCTGAACACCGTCATAGGCGACCACCATGTCCTGCGCACCGACACGTCCTTCGAGGCTCAGGGGCCCGACCGAATGCCCGGCAGCACCGGCATCACCAACACGGTGGCTGCCGTCAACGCTTCGGCCGAGCACGACAACATGACGCCGTTCCAGGTTCTCAACTGGATCGTGAAGCTCTAAGCTGGCGGCTGCGATCGCGCTGCTGACCCCCTTCAGCGCGGGCCTGCCCGGAGGCCTCCCAGCTTGCAGCGGCTGGGGGGCCTTCTTTATGCCGCCGACCCCCGAGGCCTCCTCAATACCCCTTGTATATTTTGGGCAAGTTTGATATACTGTTCATATGAACACACCCAACTTGCCCAAAGCGAAGGAGGCTCGATGGACCAGCCGATCCGCCTAGATCGGGTCAAGCCCGAGAGGATCGAATGGCTGTGGCGGGAACGCATCCCCAAGGGGATGATCTCCGTGGTCGCGGGCCGCGCCGACCAAGGGAAAGGCCTGTTCGCTGCACACGTTGCAGCGGAGGCCTCCCGGGCCGGTGTCCGCGTCCTGTACTCAGCCGCCGAGGACTCTCACGGCCAGATGACCCGCCCGCGCCTCGAGGCCGCGGGCGTCAACATGAACAACGTTCTGCTGTGGCGCTTCAAGCTCCCCGGCCAGTGGCCGGAGCTGGCCAACGCGATCGTCAAGCACAACATCGGGCTGGTCGTGATCGACCCGCTCGCCTCCCACCTCAGCGGTGGGATCTCCCGCCACTCGGACAACATCCGCCAGGTCACGGACCCGATGGAGCCGATCCTGAGCCACACCAAGTGCGCGGTGCTGATCGTCGAGCACGTCCTGAAGGGCACCAAGGGGCGTGACGCCGACCCACTGAGCATGATCGGCGGCACCGGTTCGGGTCTCGTGGCGGCGGCCCGAGCTGGCTTCCTGCTCGGCGTCGACCCCGGCGACCCCGATCGCCGAGTGCTCGCCTGCGTCAAGCTCAACATCCGCGAGCGCCCACAGGCGCTGGCGTTCGAGGTGGACACGTGGGAGCACCCGCAGGTCGGGACCACCCCGCTGCTGACGTTCGATGAGGAGCTGGCCGCCTTCGACCCGATCAGCATGTTCACCAAGCGCAAGGGCACGATCGGGCGCCCACCCGACAAGCGTGCCGCGGCCGCTCAGTGGCTCACGGAGTACATCGCGCTGGCGGGCGGACCCGTGCCCTCCTCGCAGATCTTCGAGGACGCCAAGCAGTACAACATGAGCGCCAAGACGGTGCGTCGCGCCGCCGAGGAGATGCACATCGTCAAGCATCCCCCGGGCGGTGGGCCGAAGGTCACCTGGGACCTGCCCGAGAACGTCAAGCGACTGCTCGGCGTGGGCGAGGACGTCCCCGACGCAGGGGTCGTCGAGGACGAGCTCGATGCCGACGAGGCCGTGACCGACACCACCGGCGACGGCGACCCGCTCCCCATCGACCCCGACGCCGACTGGGACGAGGCCCTGCGTGGGCTGATGGAGGACAACGCCGACGATGAGTGATCTGCCGTTCGACCCCGAGAAGTTCAGCGGTCTGCGTGACCGCGACTTCCAAGCCCCCGACGTGGTCGGGACCGTGTCGGGCTGGCGGGCGTGGGGAATCCAGGCCGACACCCCGCGCTGGGCGCACCCGCTGCTCTACAGCGTCACCTACACCGCCTACTTCTGGGAGCCGCGCAAGCTCTCCCAGGCGGAGTGCAGGCGCTGCGGCGAGGACGTCCCGGGCGAGAAGTGCAGCTGCGGGTTCTACTCGGCCAAGACGCTCGCCCACCTCATGTCGATGACCTACCACCAGTACGACGCCGAGCACAACGGCTACTTCCATGTCGTCGGCAAGGTCGCCAACTGGGGCAAGGTGATCGAGGGCTCCCAGGGCTGGCGGGCCCAGAAGTCCTACCCGGTCGCGCTCTACGTCCCCTTCGAGGCCCACTACCTCGCGGAGCGGCTCGGCGACACCTACGGCGTCCCGGTCCGCCTGAAGAACATCCTCATCCCCGGCCACCGCAAGGCGATATGAAGCCCTGCCAGATCCACCCAGGCCGACCCAACAACAAGGGCTATGTCAGTCGCCCTTACGAGGGACGCATGGAGGGCGTCCACCGGATCGTGTGGATGGAGTTGATCGGCCCGATCCCACCCGGCCATGAGATCGACCACGAGTGCGGCAACCGCGCTTGCGTGGAGATCGAGCACTTGAGGCTGGTGACGCATCGCCAGAACCTGATGCTCGGCAACACCATCGTCGCGGCCAACGCCGCGAAGACCCACTGCCCGCAGGGCCATCCCTACGACGCAGCCAACACATACACGTCGAAGCAGGGGAAGCGTCAGTGCCGAACCTGCAACCGCCAAAGGAGGCGATGACTTATCGACATCGGCAAGGAAGAACGCACGATCATCGTGGAGCCGGTCAAGAACCCGGTCCCCGAGAAGGCGCCCCTCAAGGCGCCCAAGACCCCGGCCAAGCCTGAGAAGGTGCCGGCCTGATGACCCACTGCCCGTCATGCGGGCGGCTGTGGTTTCACACGATCAACGGGTCGGGCTGCCTCACGCGAGGCTGCCCGCACTCGGTGATCGGGCGGGACGCGAACAAGCGTCGGAAGGCGCCACCGAACACACCGCCCAAGGAGAAGGAGAAGTAGCCATGAAGCGCAGGATCGACGAGCCCGAGCTGATGGGGGCGCAAGAGGCAGCCCGCACGCTCGGAGTGCAGCAACCCAACCTCCGCACGGTGGCGGGCTTGCCTGCGCCGTACAGCCGAGTCGCCGCCACCACGTTGTGGCGGGCCGACGAAATCCGCTCGCTGGCGTGGAAGCGCCAGCAGGCCAAGACAACACCGCCGGTGGTCGTGCACCCCGGCACCACCAACACACACACCGAGGAGACCCCAGCATGAGCCGCAGAAACGCGGGCAATTTCTACAAGGCCCAGCCAGTGGACTTCATCCTGCTCGAGAAGCTGCCGGAAGTCGGCATGATCGGCGGGATCCACTGGAAGGGCCGGCAGGTCAAGGACCTGCGGCAGGAGATCATCGACGGGGGCGTCGACGCCGGCCTCGTCACCAACCCCTTCATCACCGCGCGAATCCGCTCGATGAGCCTCGAAGGGCTCGTCAAGCAGTTCGGCGGCCACAACTCGGGGAACATCTGGGCGCGCACGGAGAAGGGCACTGCGTTCCTCGCCCGGCGCGACGAGATCCTCGGGGGCGTGGCATGAGCACAGAGG